TCAAAATCTTTAGGGAGTTCTTTTATTCTTGTCTTATATCCAAGTTGATCCCTAATCGTTTGCGCTACCTCACTCTCGATAGATTTATGCCTATAGGTGGAGAAGGAAGCTCCTTTAAGCGGATTCCAAGTCTTCAATATCCTCATCAGCTTCAGGTATAAGTTTTGCTTTAGGTCGTTAACGTCGATGTTTCTGCCGTATTGAGAAACAACCTTAGCTGACCTTGCTTCTACCAGAGGTCTAAGTATGTAAAAAATTTTGTCTAACGCACCTCTGTCTCCGCTTTTAAAGGAAATTACTAGATTATCCAGTTGTCTAAGATTAAGTATTGCGCTCATCTCCTCTCGGTAACTTTTCTTTCTATATAAGTTATACGCTGCTGATAAATTCTTGTCCGAAAAATCACCGTAAATTTTTAATTAAATTTTAAGGTATTTTTAATTAATGCAATTTCGTAGTTTAATTGTACTACCATAGGCGACAGATAACAATAGAAATTTCAACTTTTTCCCTAAAAAGTGATTTCAATGGGAAGTAAGTTACAGCGATTAGCTATGACTGTTTTAACAACCTCTACGTCAGTTATCTCGTTTATATCTTTATACTGCTCTGGTAACACAACATCCTCTATCCGTAAGTACCCTGCTAGCTTCGTTTTCACTTCTTCTCGTATCCTACGCCCAACAGCATCGTTATCTGTGGCGATCATAAGCCGCTCGATAGGAGAACGTTTGATTAAATCCGCCTTCTCTTCAGTAAATGCGCTTCCCCCGATCGCAATCGCTGGTATACCCACTGTCCACAAATACAGCGCATCAACCTCACCCTCCACGAGTACCGCCTGCGAATCGCGCCTCGCGTAGATGTGGTTAATACCGAATATTAAATCGCGTAACGGTTTACCGCCTTTGTAGTACCAGAATATTTTACTTTCCGTTCGCCTGTACTTGATATTGGCCAGTCCTCTATTGTCGAACCACGGGATTGTCACGGCCTTGCTGCGCTTATCATATCCAATCTTAAACATTCGCTGAACAGTTTCGGAGATCCCACGCCGTTCGAGATATGGATGTCGGAATTTATACGGATCAAGAACGCTCATGTCTAACGGTTGCCAATTCCGTTCAACACGGGGGAGCGATAAGGATAACGTCAACTTCTCCGTATCCCCGTCCCATTCCTCATCGTATTTCCATAAAAGATACTCTTTCGTCTCCTGATACGTTTCATTACGAAGGAATGCCAAAAGCTTAATGAAACCACCGGAACTCCACTCCGGATCAACCGCTCCGCTATCTTTCCAACTTCCCGTTTCTAGGTTAACGAAAAAACTTGGCGTACGGTCAAATCGAAAGGGAGAAGTTGCTAACAATTTATTCTGCATCCAGCGAGGCCTTGTCCAATCGAAGCTTTCCAACTCCTCCCGAAAAGATACTGCTACCGCCTTTCCGTTGATCGGAACCACTATCTCACCTATCTTTCCAAATTGGCAAAGGTTGGTTTTCAGAAGTCGTAATCTGATTATATACCCTCGCCTCATTTTTGGCAATATTTTTTATCCACAATTTTATACCTTTGTTTCATATTTATTAACAAAAATACCTAGTTATCCACATTGATGTAAGGTATTTATCAGTAATTACCCACAAAATAGATAACTTATCCACAATTGTATATACAATTCATTAAATGTTCCACGCTCTTAATGATACTATCTCTTTAACAATCCGTAAAATGTCAAATAAACCGATTAGAATAATTATTTCCCCCAGAGAAAATGATTTATTTCCCTTCGATTTTCTCCGTTTTTCTCTCATTTTCGTAATTTAATGGTATAGGTCCGAATACTCTACGAGCGCCCTTCCGTGTCACCAGCCACGTCCCCTTCGCTTTACGAGCTTCCTGTGAGTTGAAATATCCGCGAATGCAGTAGCAGCTCGTCGTATTTTTCGGTTTATGCCATAGTTCGTCTACCTCGGAGGCGGACAGTACATCTTGTAGCGGATTATTTTGGCGCTCGTTTTCTTCCATCTTTTGTCCTCCTATTTATACAATATATCCATTAAAGATCTGAGTGGTCAAAAAATAGGGGAGTCTGCCTAGAAGAATTGTGCTGCAGCTACTTCGCCCGTTGGTATTTCTTTAACGATCCCATAGTTCGGCAAATACGTCACTTCCACCGTAATCCCCTCACCGCCATGACGCCCCTTACCGATCTCAATAATCCCACGACCATCCAGAGTGTCTATTCCGAACAAATTAACCGCATCTTCCAGTACAGCCTTCGTTTTCTTCACTTCCGATCGTCTAGGCGGGCGTAACTCCCTTTCTCCATCTTCTGAGCGATCGTCCTTTACTTCATCCGCTTGTGTAATGACGTGCATTACGGTACTGGTTCTACCTGCAATTTGGCGGAGCTTCTTCGAGGTTGCGGATACATCTCCGCCTGCTGTCTTAGAAGTGTTCGCTTCCATCTCGATATAATAAATTGGATCAAGTACAACCACGTCCGCATTAGTTTGAATAATATCCGCTTCTAGCTGCTTAAGATTACGAGCAGTGAAGTCCGTATCATCTACAGCACGAACGGTGATATTACCGGAAATAGTTTCATTTAACGTAGACAGGAACGTCTCTAATCCTGCTTCGAAATCTTCCGGTAACTGACCCTTAATAAGTGCCCTAGATTCGAATCCCGCTTCATAATCCACTCCGTCAATATTAGCGGTTAAAATGCCTTCTCTTGCTGATAGCGACGAATACGCTCTCGACAGCCATTCGAAGTAACTCATTTCTAGCGCCCATACTAGTACGTTAGCCCCCTGCATGGCGGACTCCAGCGCTTCTTCCATTACAAATACGGATTTACCACGCCCTGAGCGGCCAAACCACGTATACATATTGCCAGAAATATATTCTCCTACTTCTCTATTAACAGTAGGGAACTTACTTGCCCACAACTTAAATGATTTTCCTTCTTTACGCTTATGGTACTCTTCAAGAAACTTACTTGTATCCTCTTTAATGTTCGTACCTATGCGATCATGTGTTCGTATTCCTATTTTAATCCGTTCGGCTTCCTTAATCAACCAGTCTGCGAATGCTTCTGTATTAAATTCTTGATAGTTTTTACCGACCGATTCCCCCATTAACAAATCGTAAAACTGTTTTTTGCCGGCTTTATCCTTCAATTGTGCAGTTAAGTATTCGTAGGAATCTCCAATTTGCGGGATATACGTGAATCCCTCCACTTCCTGCGCAAGGGTCACATATGAGGGAGCCTGACCACGATTCTGTTCGCTATACTCTTTAATAAATCGATAAGCCTTCCGTTCTACTTCGGTCAGAAAGTGAGATTCTTCGATGCCAAAGCGAAGCAACGCTCCTGAATCGTTCGCATCTACGATTTTACTTAATAACGACTCTCCATAGCTCAAACGCACCCACCTCCTGCCCGCTTCTCTAAAGCTACTTTCACCGTCTTTATCATCTCTCCCATTACATTGTACATAGGACCAGGTTGCAACGTTTTCCTAATCTCGATAAATGAGTGTAAGTCTGATAGTAAATCATCCGTTGTTAGAACTTTCTGGCGCTGTAGCTTGCTTCTACGCTCTCTATTTTTCTTATTACGTAAATATTGCTTCGCTTTATCCGCAGTAGCAACAAGCGACATATCCTCGTCATATGCCGTATCCCAATCTTCTTCCTTATCCACGTTGACAACAAGATACTCCGTATAACCTAACGCTTCCTCTTCGTTAACTTCGTGAATCTCCCGATAAGAATCTACTCGGTAAATAGAATCGCCATAACCATCGACTCGGACTAGATCGCCAATGTTGAAGTTTCGTCCATACTCCGGCTGTCCGCGCTCTTTTGTCTTCGTCATCTATCGTTTCCCCCTTTTCGATTGTCCTACGAATAGAATTTCTACGCACATGTCCCGTACCCTGTCAGCTAAGCGTTGTTCCCCAAATAGCGTTGCCAATTCGCTAACTGGAAGATTAGATGTATAAACCGTTGGGAGTTTATTCGTTACCCTTGCGTTAATTACCGCATGTAAATAAGACCTAAACGCTTCACTCGCACCTCTTACTCCAATATCGTCAAGTACTACGAATGGGGTGTTCATCGCGGTATCCATACGTTTTTGAAAATCGTCGGATACTTTCTTCTTTGCTTCCTCCCCAACGGATAAAGTAATTCGGTTAAATGTCGTTTGCCATTCGTTAACATCGAGGAAATAGACCGGTCTTAATAATGCATTCTTACCTTGCTTTACCATGCCTATAAAATGCGTAATCAGATACGTATTGAGCAACGCACAAGCTGTCGTAGTCTTTCCGGTACCTGGCGATTCGGACCAAAGATAAGCACTCTTTATACGCTCTTCTCCACCGCTAAACTGGCGTGAGAATGTCGCAGCATATGCGTCAAGTAATTTATATGCATGCGGTTGATTCGCTCGCACAGGACTGTTCTCGATGGTTACTCGACGGTAATCTGCGGGAATACTAGCAGCAGCGATCCGGCCACTTTCTCCGCTTAATCCGTGAATAGCAACGTAGGCTCCACATATACGGTTGCATTCGAGTGTGTCCGCTTTTTTACATTGGCTTGATAGTATGCAATTTTTGCTAAACGTCAAGCTTTCGACCTCCTTTTTAAAAGATGTCGCTCTGACTAGCGCCAACTAATCAGAGACGACGTAAACCGATAATACTGTTGTAACGTTGCCAATTCGTTATTACGGGATTATCATAACATGCTTATTAAATTTGCGAAACATTTTGAGTGTCCTAATGTTTTCAGTACAAAATTTATCGCTTCTTCTTATAAACCACCGCCAACCCTTCGCTTAACAACTCCTGGTTAAAATCTACGCCATCAATCAAGACTGTCGCCAACAGCCGATCGAATGCGTCTACCGCTTGCTCGTTCCTTAGAACTACGTCTTTACCAAGTAGTCTTGCGGTAGTATGCTGCGTTGCTTCTGCGTAACCTGACTGATTCCGTTCCGGAGTATTGACGCCAAGCAAGCGGACGTGAATACCGTGGAATGTCGCTGTGTGTCCGAATAGCTTCGTTTCTACGTCACAGACGATGGTGTCTCCGTCGATGACTGCTGTTACCTTTGCGTTATTGTCGATCATGTTGCCTCCTTATATTTCTGTTAGTTCGTATGTTTGCAGGAATATTTCCGGCTTACATGGATAAACCTCGCCTTGTACGCCTTTTATAATGTAATCACCATAATCTCCTCTCATATCACCTTCAAGCGTTTTAATAACGCAGTAAGTTTTAGAGAAGCTGAATGGTCCTTCGTCTTCTTCTCCTTCGCAACGATACGTGATGATTTCGTTAGTCGAAACCTTATCTTGGAACCAGTCAGGTCTTGCGTCCATGCCCATGCGGAACGCTTCGATCACAACCGGCTTTTTCCGATACTTTGGCATAATCATAACCTCCATATATAGATTTTGTATTAGTTAGCAACACAACATATAGTTAATAAAGTACAAGCAAACTAAACTTTGATAGAGAAAGTTACTTAACTAACTCTTAACCTTAACCCATTTGTAAGTTACAACTTCTTGTTTTTCTACTTCCGGACACTCGATTTCATCTTTCCACCAGTCTCTACTCGCATAAGAGTATTCGGTGTAATATGATCCAGTTCTTTCGTCCTTAACGCTGTAATACTTGCCATCATATTTGAAAATGTAATTGCAATATTGATATTTACCGTCACCATACCAGTCAGAAGCTTCAACAAACTCGATTCCTTTTTCTTCCCAACTAGAACAATCTAAAACTGATTCCCTTAAAACTTCTGTAGAAAACTTCATATCCGATTCCCCCTAATGTTTTTGAACAAATCTTAAATTTATCGAAATAACCAATTCAAGACAGTAAAGACAGTTGTGATAAATAGCAATATATCTCTTAGGTCTTGACTCATTCCGATTTCCTCCAGTAATAACCGC